TGAGTCTTCAGAAGGTTAATCTCCGAATCTCTATTAGTGCTATTAATACCGGCGTATGCCTTGTATTCACTAACTGTATATAAGTCTGCCATATTAATCCTTATTAATTCTTTGTCTTTCGACTAGTTTTTATAAATAAACTATTTAATAATTCATTTATAAAAACCAGTTAGGCCGAAGCCTAACCAGTTTTAAGTTTACTTAATTACACACCGTACTTAAGTAATACCATTGATGCTTTAGTAGCTGTACCAGACTCTTTAGCGATGAAGCCAAAGCGACGTGTAGCAACGATAGCTTTTTGCTGTGCAACTACATCCTCTGCAGTTTGAACAGTTAAGTTACGGTAGTTACCAACAATATAGTTTGAAGGGTTAACTAACATAGCTTGAGCTTTTGATGCTCCTTGAGCCTCAAATGCGTCAGAAACAACCATAGGGATACCCCAGATCTTACCTAACTCACCAGTCAAGATAGTAGCTTTCTCACCATACTTGTCAGAAGTAATAACGTTAGCGTCATCAACTAAACCGTAGTAAGCTTCTTGAGACAAGAATAATACTAAGTCTGAAGGGTTGTGACCCCATGCGCCCATGTTAGTACGTGCAGTATGTACATTAGCAGAAGTAATAGTAGTAGTGGCATTAGTAGTTGTTACTGAACCACCTGTGTGTCCACCAGCAAACTCTTCAAGCTCTGTAAATGGAGCTGCAACGCCTGTTCCTAAGATAGAAGCGTCTGAAGTACGTGCCATGCGACGAGTAATTGCGTCACTTACGATGTTAGCGATTGGAAGTAATGTATCTTCTTCTTCTTCGTAACCTACGTACTCACGTGTAGCAAGTTTGTATGCAGTCAACGCAACATCATTTAATAGGTGCTTACGTGTTGCACCTGAAGAAGCGTCGTTAAATGCTGTACCAATTTCAGTACCGTCATTAAAGTCGTTCTGGTTTGAAGCATCTACCCAAGTAGCGTCCATTCCTGCATCAGGGTTTGAAGGGAAGTGCATGATACGTGCGTTCATTTGAACAGTATTGAAAATTGATTCAACAACTACACGGTTTTTCATTTCTTCGAACATGTTAGCGTTCCAAGTAGTTTCCCAGTTTTGGTCATCAGAGTTGATACGGTTAGATGAAGCTTTTTCAACTAAGCTCTTGCCGATAGCAGTGTCTTTTGCACCAACACCTAAGATTTTAGATGTGATGAATACTTGATTTAACTCGTCTTTAGTAGGAGCATCAGCGCCAACTTCTGAGAATTGCATCTTAGACTTAGCCATTGCAGCCATCTCTTCTTTAGCAGACTTGAGCTCTTCAGACATCTCGTTGATAGACTTAGAGTAGTCATCGTTGTTAGTCTTAATTGTAGCTTCTAAAGCCTCTGCAGTTTTCTCTGCTTGGGTCTTACCCATTTCAATTGATTTAAGTTGTGCTTCAGCTGCAGCTTTGTCAGCCTTCTCAGCAACTTCAGCTTTGTATGAGTCTAAAGCTGCGGTTGCAGATTTAGCCATCATAGCTTCTAGTTCTTTCTTATCCATATTAATTTCCTTAAGAATGTTATCCTGAGAAGGTTCCTTCTCTTCTTTTTGTAATTCCGCTTTTTCTTCAACTTCACCGAATGAATCTTTAAACGATTTATACTCGTCTACGTTTTCAAATGATTTTGCTAAAGAGAAAGTCGAATCTTGATTAGCGGGAACAGATACAACACTAATTTCATATAAAGATAAATCTTTAATGTAGAATGTATCGTCTTCCTTCTCGTAGTCTGCATCTTTAATGCTAAAACCAACGCTAAATGTTTTTAAAACTCCGTCTTTGATTAAGTTATACACTTCACCTGCAGCTTTACTAATTTCTGCAACAATTTCCAGCCCTTTGTCAGTTACATTGTAATCAACAGTGGTGCCTACTGGGCGTGAATAGTCATGGAAAGCAAGGATAATAGGGTTTTTTAGATAATCATCCATACCACCCTTTGTCCAAGCCTCTGAAACGATCACGTCGCCTGTGCGGTCTTTGGAAACAGTATTCGCATAACCTTTGATTGTTAGAGTATCAGACTTAGCGTCTTTCTCTACAACATCAAATAGTGAGTTAATTTCGAACTTTTTATTCATCATTTTCCTCGTCTCCCTGAGGTCTTCCGCCCTCAGAAGGGTTGCCTGCGCTTCCAGCAATATTCGCTGGAATACGTATATCATCATGACCTTCTATCTTCTCTAATCTTAATGCTTCTCTAGCCTCATTTGGAGTAAGTACTCCACCGTTAACCAAAGTGCTGTAATATTTTGCTTTATCATCTAACTCAGGCTGTAAAGGCGAGAGTTCTTCTAGTGCTGCTGCAAGGTCATAACCAAAATATCGCTCCAACCCACTAATAATTTTCCTTACTAAAGGTAGAACGGTTTCTTGATACATTAATTTCTGGTTAGGCCTAATGTTAGCATTATTGCCGCCTTCCATTAAAATTGGTGGGATTCCTATAACCTTTAGAATAGTATTTTCTAAATTAGTTACTGAATCCTCAAAATCTAGTTTCTTAAAGTCTACATTTGAAACACTGTCTATCTCTAAACCTCCATCAAGAACTAAAGGTCTACGACCGCCGCTCTTAGGGTTGTATTTCTGTGACCAAGAATTAATTAGTCTTTCTTTAACTTTAGCACTAAGAGTATTTGGTGTCTTAAGTACTAATCCAGGTACCGCTCCATTCTTGAAGAAGTTGGTCTGGAAGTCCCTCATGCTGTAAAGCAAATTAATTGAATCTCTTGCTGAACTTAGTCTAGATCTACCTCTGTAGATAGACTCAGATGAGTTGTCTTGAATATGAATTATCTCATTTGGCTTATATTTAGTGCCGTTGTAATCATACCCTTTTACAAATGTCTTTTTATCTGGGTGTACCGTAACGTTTATAGCAGGTAAATGGTACAAATAAGCACCATCAAAGTAAATAAACGCATTGCCATCCATAATCAAGTCTAAAATAAGATTACGTCTAAATGCGTCTGCTGACTGATATGGATTAGGGCTTCTATTTAGAATAGTAACTAACTTCTTATGTCGTATAGTTGCCACTCCTGGAAAAGCTTCCTTATCTCCTACATCGACGTTGATTTGCGCCGCAGCATCAACAATCATATTTACCCCACGATTAACTACTTCTAGTCTCTCGTATGCTCTCTCATAAGGAATAGAAGGAGCTAACGGTCCTTGACTTCCTTGAGCTGCCGCTATCTGCGGCTGTGCTGGATTCAGTTTCTGAACCAGATTTTTAATTAATCCCATATTCTTTTACTCTTCTCTTGTCTACCCATCGCTGTTGCTTGGGCCCAGTAACTAAAGTAGGTTTCTTTGCATATATAGAATGTAGTTTTAAATGGTGCCTATGGCAGAGAGTAACTGTGTCATCATAAATTTCTTTATGGTGCGCCTCAATAAACTCATCCCTCATATCCATCATATCCTCTGCAGTCGATATAACAAGTTTTCTATCTTTAATCCACTTATCAAGTAATGCAGTAACGGAGAAGAAATGATGAAAGTCTAAATCTTCAGTACTGCCGCAAATGTAACATTCGCTGTCTTTAGTATACGCAGATTTTGCTCGATCTCGTATATATTTTACTTTGTCTCTCTTTAGCTCACTCATAGTAAAAAGTCTCCGTATTACCGTTAATTAATTCATTACTATTATAGAGTAGCTGTTTTATATTTTGTAACCACAACTTTTCTAACTTAAGGGCATCTCTACCAGCGCTAAACTCTCTATAGAATACTAGGGAGGGCTTATTTGTAAAGGATTTAAATCTTTTCGTTAAGTTACTGGTTACTCCTACTTTGTACAGGTTAAGAGCTTCGAAATGTACTAGATAGGTTATTGCAGGATCCGAGGATTTGAACCCCCTAGTTGCGCAACTAGGACACCCCGAATTGCCGAACAGTATATCATTAGGACGAACTCTCCATTCGTACCCACAGATATGCCTATGTAGTAGCTTATCATGGGTTTTAGTATACTCATCTATCAAAGAGTATTCTGAATTGTCAAGAAATTTTAGATACTTAGCTCTTGCTTTTTTCAATGTACCACTCTCTCCAGTGTATTTTATCCCTAAAAATTTAGCTCTATGCCTTATGGAATCTGTTGATCTGTCTAAAACCTCGGCGCAAATCTTGGAACCCTCAATTGGGTAGAACTCATATAATAAATTATCTTCCTCTGGTGTGTATCTCATGGGCGCTTCCTACTAAAACGAGCGCCTTTAGTAATAGGCTAAAGGTACGAAGGTAATTAGTCTTCTCGCTCAAACTGCTCACAACTAGTGATTATTGTAATTTTTCTTAAATTTTCTCTGTATATGGGGAATTATATCAAATTCCAGCAAAAAAGTCAAGAGCTATTTTTTAACTGGTGATAACTAAAACGTTATGTCCGAAGCTACGAAGGTGTATAGCGCGTATCGTAGGGCATCAGCCATATGAGACGCCATATTATGAACAGGCTTTTCTGTTAACAGATTCTCGTTAGGGTTCCATTGGTACTGGTCTAGTGACATTAGAGTGTGGCTACAACGTTGGTCTACGATGAGTTTGTCATTATCCACAATTGTGGCAACAGACGCAATCCCGTCCAGCACAGACTTAGTTGCATTGATAGTCGAAATATCGTAGTTCTGGGCTAAATCGAAACGCATTTGTTGAGCTGCGGAATCGATATAGATTGCGTCTATTCCCCACTTATCAATCATACCTTGTATAACTTGCGCATGCTGCTCCGTAGTTTTCTCAGCTTCCATATACTCATCTAAAATATAGTATGTTTCAGTGTCCCAATCATACCCAATGACGCAGAAAGCAGTAGGGTCCCTGTAACCAACGTCCAAGCCAGCAAATACATCCATCTTCGATACATCAAATTCCTCCAAGTCTGCTACGCATTCTTCGTAGTTGAAATCCCATACTTGTCCTTCAAAAGTATTAAAGTCTGCTAAGTACTCCTGGTTGAACTCAGCTTTGGACATACCTTTTTTAGCCTCGTCAATATCCTTCTGAGAAATTCTAGGGTTCTCGTGATATGTGGCTCTGATGGATGCCCAGTTATCATACTCATCATTGAACCCACGTTGGTAGAACTCTGAGAACCAGTTGTTCCTTCCACGAGGAGTAGAGATAAATACACATTTACTGTTTGGTTTGTCTAGGGTAGGTCGTAGAGCAACATTGAAGGCATCCATTCCTCCGTCGCCTAGCGCCGCTTCATCAAATATAATAAGATCATAGCTCCGACCAACGGTGCTATCAACTTGATTGACTGATCCCATACGAATAGTGCTTCCATTAGTTAGCTCGATAATTTTGTCTTTAGCATTATCTCGGGCAACTTCTAGGTCGAAATGCTTGATTAGATTTCTCTGCAAATCAAAAGAAATTTGAGAGAGTGAGTAGTTCGGACTCATGATTAACACATTAGTATTAGGAACTAAAGCTACTAGCTGTCCGATTATGTTTGCGATGTACGTCTTACCTTGTCGTCTAGAAAGGGCGGCCACCACAAAACGAATTTCAGGATTATTAACTGCGTTAATTAAGGCTATCTGAGAGGCGATTGGAGTAATTCCTAATAGCTCTAAATACTGAGCGATTGGAAGTTTAATAAATCTCTCATCTTTCGGATACTCTAATAATTCTTTAGAGTTCATTATATCCGGTCTACTTAATTCTAACATTGATATTCCTTATAATTAGGTTAAAAAGCCTCACAATTGGTGAGGCTTTTGTATCACATTTAGTCTTTAGTAAAGATGTGATAGATCACTGCAAGCGACGCTAAGCCAACAAGGCCGGCATTGCCTAGGTTAGTGATGATAGTAGTAATTGTTCCTACAACATCTCCACCAATGAACGGTACAGTTCCGCCAAAGATCACTTGTAATACGATTGCTAGAGCAATTAACGCTACACCAGCTTCTGTTCCGGCTTTAATCCAGCCTATAATTTTATCTACCATAAAAATCTCCTTTATGCTTGATTTGTCGATATTGACAATTAAAAATTATACCAGTTTTGGTAAAAATGTCAAGGAGATTTTTCTTAGGTGATGCAAAATAGCTTCTAGGGTTTATCGTTTCATTGCTGCAGATCCAAAATAGAAACCTATGATGTTCATGATTGCAACAGGTAGCCACTCTGGAGTAACAAAACCATCTAGAGTCAGATATTCCGTGACTGTTGTTGTTGTGTCTATAAATAGAAATTTAAAACCTTCCGTAACTTCAATAGGTACGTTAGTTTGAATTCCCATAATTGGTGCTAAAAATACAATTCCTATTCCTGCCATTAAACTCATTACAACAATGAATCGTCTAATCCAGGCTGCATTAGGGTTCTGCATTTGTCTTGCGTTCTCCACTCCTTTCTCTATTTGAGTGTTTTTCTGCAAGAGCATCTTATGTTGCTCTGCTTTGTCGGCTTGCGCTTGTCCCCACATTTTCATCATTCCGCCAAGCGCCGTAGAGCCCAACATACTGATTGCTTCGATTGGTAATCCAAACATATACTTCTCCTGTGTTATTTTTTACAGTTGCACTTCTTGGGCGTGTCAAGTAGTTTATCAGCAACCTTATAAACAACAGCCTTTAGTCCAAATATAACCAGTACTAAGATACCTACGATAGTAGTGTACCATTCTGGTGCTTTGGCTAGATTTTCCCAAGCTTGCGTAAGCGTTACCTCACTAAAGATAGGGGCTAAAAAGTTCATAACAATAGGGAATGAGAATACGATTACGATCGCTTCATCCTTCCAACTATTGTCCATACTTTCTTCTGATATTTTATGGTCTAGTTCTTTTTCTTCCATACTCATTTTTAAATTTCCTTGCTTAACTATAAATGGCTAAAGGTACTACTATGAAAACAATTATACTCCACAACACCATTGCAACTAAGTACGCACATACTTTACACTTCCTCCATGTCCAAGACTTAGAGGCCTTTAAGGTAGCTATCCAGTGGATTAACCTACCCATCTATTACAATTCCCATATCCTTATACCCCTCTTTTAACCACTCGAGTTCTAATCTTCGGTCTTGGGCATATAAATCTTCAATGTCCCCTAACGTTTGTTCTTCCGTTTCGACTTCAACAACTTCATTTAGTATAACTTCATCATTGTGGTCTGCCAACGCACAATGATATATTTCATGTCCCATAATTGCCATACCTTCTCTATCATCCCATAGCTCCGCAGCGATTATATGAACATAACAAACATCATCATTTGGGTTGACAACCGCGAACCCACGGACACCGGCACCTTCTGGTAGTTCATTACCATTACTTTCTTCAAAAGCTTCATTTAGTCTTTCTCGAAACTTGTATAGTACAAGCTTAACAATAAAATCTGTACGGACAACTTCAATTTTATCATCATCACCGTACTTCATTAAATCGAAGTCATCCAAGGCGAGTGTATTGAAGCTAAAACAGGTTAATAGTATTGCTAGTAGTCCTTTCATATTTACATATCCGATAGCGGATTATTCAGTGCTTTCTGCAGTTTATCTACAAACGTGTTCTCTATCTCTTTTACATCCTTCCTAAAAGCTCTGAGTTCATCGTTCATCTCTTTATTTACATCTTTTACAAAGCGGTACGCATCATCTGCCGTTTGTTCCGCCCTTTTAATGTCCCCTTTCATATCGTCAGCGTCTTCTTCAACACCGTCAATTCTAGTGTTAACCTTTTCTAATTCTGCAAATATTGCTTCAGGCTCTATACCTGCGATACTTTCTATCTTCTGGTACATAGTGAACCCGCCGTACAACATTCCGACAACAGATCCAAGAGCTGCTAGGGCAGCCGTTAGGGTGGTTGGAGTCATAGTAACCCCTAGAATGGAGAACTTTTTGTCCTTCATCCCTTCGATATTATCTAACTCTTCTCCTAAATCTTTTTTCATATTAGTTCTCGAATGTGTTACTTTGGAGCTTCTTAAGATTATCTAACTCCTGCTCCAGCTTCAGTACCTCTAAACGCTTCTTCTGCAGCTCTAACTTGTATAGAGTATTACAGTTGATACGTTCAGCAGGGCCGTCGAACGGTATAATAATTCTAGCATACAATCCTATATCTCTTGTAGTAGGGTTGTCTGGGTCTTCACTACCAAATATACTTACGTGATTATCAATAATCCCCGTTATCCCGAATTCAAAGTTAGTTGCTCCACCGATTGCATTCTTACAGTCCAAGTCCCCCGCTCTAATTGAGTCTTGACCATAAGTGGACCCGGCAGAGGGTAATTGTAATGATAGCGCAGAGTTTCCTAAAGCGGCTCCTGATAGCACCCATAATATAATTACTTGAATTTTGAACATATTCTACTCGAAACAGCCGTTCTTACTTTAACTTCTGTTTTTAATTTGGATTTAGAACAAATGTACCTTGCTCGGACCTCATCGTTCTTATTAATGTACACATCAAACTTTAAATGTTGTAAGTAGGTTAGCTTAACTAAGCTGTATTTTGATACAAAGGGAATAGGTTTCATATTCTCATCGAACACCCCTATTTCGTAGTAGTCGACATCCTTTCGTTTGTTGAACATCTCCATTCTAGTTCGTACTACCCCCAATATATGGCTGCTCTCCCACTTTGGGTACGTAGGAACCATTTCGTGGGCCTTTACTGAGCACACCATGATGAATGTCAAAAAGAATGCCATCGCTAGTGCGCTCCAGTAGTACCTCATACTATTGTGCTATACACTCTGCTAAAACTAAGGCAGTATATGCTCCTCCCGCGAATGCTTTAGAGCCTCCCATGACTGCTTTTGACTGAGTCTTGAACCAAGTAGAGCCTGTTGCTGTCATATCGTACTTGTCTACGTAACCTGTCTCAATTTTATTAGTTTCGTAATCTGCCATACCTGTAGCATCCGACACTGCTTTAACAGTGGTTTCCCCCGTCCAAGTAACTACATCGGTTAGAGATGGGCTAGATGAGAACGAGCTAGGTGCTGTAATTTGAGCGTAGTATGCATCTGCTAATGTAATATCAAAACGCGTTACCGCAAGTTCTCCTCCATTAGTCGTTGCAGTATCTAATGTATAAGCATTAGGGTTACCAAAGGTCCCTTCGGTATCTGTACTAATAACACATCTGCTCTGTACATTGCCATTGATTGCGGTATCTGCTTTAGATGCCCCCACTATCGCGAAAAACAGTAGGATTGCTGCGAAAGCTAAAATAGCTACCCCTTTAATGTCCGTTAAATTATTCATGTGTATTCTCCTCATACTGCATATTAATCATTTCTTCGTGCAGTTTTTGCGTGGCCCAATTCATTCGTTTTGCGCCGTTATTGTCGGGTAAACTACCCCCGTTTAATTCTACTATATCTGTGTATGTTCCGCCTTGGATTACTCTATTTAGGTAGGTTGAAACATTTACTGCTGCATTCATTTGTTGAAGCATCTGCGCCTGCGCTACCCCTTCGGCGAACATACCGGAGCTGTCCACTGCCATTAGAGCTCTCTCTAGTCTATCCTTTCTCTCTTCTTCCTCTTCTTCCTCAGACTTTTCGGAGTCCTTATCCTCCTTTGACTCTTTATAGTTATCAGTCTCTACTTCTGCCATTTCGGCATCTTCAGTAGCGTCATATATATCTGTAACATCTACTTCTGGTGGAGCTGGTGGTATAAACCCAGGGCAGTTAATATCTGCCTGCGGGTTGTAACAAGGAT